CTCCTCGTAGCCAGCCAGCGCGCCTTCCTCCACGGTCAGCTCGTCCAGCGGCTTGAGCCGAGCGGCCTTCTCCACCCGCTTCTCGTCCAGCCCGATGTCGCGCAGCAGGCCCTTGTACAGCTCCAGCTTCTCGGCGTCCGCCTTCTCGGCGTCGACTTTGCCCTTGTAGGCGTCGAACTCGCCTTGCAGCTTGTCCTTCTCGCCCTTGAGCTTGTCGATGTCGCCTTGCAGCTTCTCGGCACTCTCCTTGGCCTCATCGGCCTCGGACTTCGCCTGCTCGTACTTGGCCTTCCACTCGTCGCCCTTGTCGGCGGCTTTCAGCTCCTCGATTTGTCTTTCGAGGTCGGGCACCTTGGCCGCGATGTCCTGCAGCCCGTCTCGCTCCGATTTGATTGATTCGAGCGTGTCCTGGTGCGCCGCCATGATTGCGTCGCGCTGGTCGGACTCGATACCAAGCGATTTCAAAAGCGATTGCGTCAGTGCCATTAAAGCTCCTTTGTCTCGGTGCGCGCTGTCTTGCGCATTTGCCTATGTTCGAGACTATACGCGGGGTGTCACATTCTCCCCTCGGGCGGCTCCAGGGCCATGTAGGCGTCGATGAGCGCGACGGCGTTCGCGGCCCCGTAGCACACGTACGCGCACATGCCCTCGGCCCTCAGACGCGCTATCCACTCGGCCTGCGCCTCGGTCGGCTTGCCCGCGCCGTGCTTCATCTCGATGTAGAGCGAGTGGTAGACGCCGCGCGCCCTCGGGATGCAAAGGTCTGGGACGCCAGGGCGAAGCCCCTCGGCCCTCATGTACGCCGCCGCCTGCGGGCTGCGCTTGCCCGCGTTCGGGATTGCGTACACTGGTATTCCCTTGAGGTCGCAGTACTCCACGACCGCCGCCTGCTCGTCGTGCTCGGACAAAGGAGACGCCCCCTCCCGCTCGGTTACGCCGATAACGGTAGAAGGGGCGTCACATGGAAAAGCCGCCCAGCAGGGCGGCTCTCCGTTGCTCTATTCGGTTGTTCGCGCCGCTACCCTCGCGGCTCCTTCCAGAAGTTCGGGTTGCCAGGGCCAGGGTTCTCGGCCCTGCGCCGCTCCACCTCGGACAGCGGTATCAGCAGCGCCCTGCCCTCGTGCACGCCGCGCATGCCGCCGCGCTTGACGAGCTGCGACGCGCGGCCCTTGCTGATTCCGAGCATCCGCGCGGCCTCGGTCAGCGTGACGTAGCCGCCGACCTCCTCGGCCTCGACCGCCCTCGACGGCAGCAGCTCGCCAGCGGCCCGCGCCTCCACGCTCTCCCGCGTGACGCCGTACCAGCCGCCGAACTTCTCGCCGACGAGCTGCCCGTCGGCGACCAGCGCCGATATGCGCGGGACGGTCACGCCCAGGATTTCCGCCGCCTTCCCAGCGGTGATGTACCCCTCGGGCATGTCGGGCGCGTTCCTCCCGAGGTTCTGGTTGCCCGCCCTGGGCTTCGAGTCGATTCGCGCCCGCACGCTCTCGGGCGTCACGTGTGGCACGCCTCCGACCGTCACGCCGTCGAGCTGCCCCCTGCGCACCAGTTGGCGGACGCGCTGGACCTGCACCCCCAGCGCCTCCGCCGCCTCCCTGTACGTCATGTACCCGTCTACTCCCATAATCCTCCTATCTGTCGATGAACTGGAGCTTGCGCCCGATTTCCTCCTCCGTCCACGCAGCCGCCTCGTCAAGCAGCCCCGCCTCGGTCGCGTCGCCGTCGATGAGCACCGACTGGATGTAGGCGCGGTTGAACGCCATGCTGCGGTCGCTCTCGAACTCCACGCCCTGGTCGACGAGCCACTGCATGATTTCGTCGGCGTCGTCCGCTTCCAGCCACGAGTGGTCGCCGCCCTCGAAGCACGCGTCGATGTCCTTGCAGCCGTTCGCGTAATCGCCCGTCACGCTGATTTCCATCGTGCCCGCGTTCGCGCTCTCGAATGCGTACGTCCTCGCCATGATTGACCTCCTTACCATGCCCCGCCGTAGTACGGCGCGAACTCCTCGCCGTCGAACTTCGCCGCGTGAGCTTCGGCGTAGCGCTCGAAGAACTCCTGCTCGTCCTCGATGCTTTCGGCGTGAAGCTCCTCGGCCAGCTCGCGGTCCATGTACGGGACCACCGCATCGAACTCGATTTCCCTGCCGTCGTAGTCTTCAACCGTCGCCATGATTGCCTCCCTAGTACTCGTGGCTCGCGTACCATTCCGAACCGCGCTCGGTCGGCTCGAAATGCACCTTGATGACCTGCCTCGTGCCGTCCTCGCGCTCGTTGACTATCCTCGCGTAATCGCAGAACCCGTCATCCGCGTACTCCATGCAGGCATCCAGGCTCTCCCTGCCCTCGGCCATCCCGCAGTAGGTGCCTCCGCTGTACTTGTGGACCGTGTACGCCATCGCCCTCTCCTGTCTCCTCGGTCGGTCGTTAAAACGGATTCTCTCCGCTGAAGCCGCAACGGATGCCGTTGGAGTCGCGCATGATTACGAACTCGAAGCATCCGCTCATTTCATTGCGTTTCGCGCACTTGCGCGCCTCGGTCTCGTCGTCGAAATGCTTGATGCTCTGAAGGCCCGTCTTCTTCGACTTAGTAGTGACCGTGTAATCGTTGCGCTTCATCGCTCTCTCCTCGCTCCTCGGTAGGTCGCCGTTCTTCGTCATTTTCGGCTCCTCGGTGCCTCGGTTTCCCTTACATGTATAATTATAGCCCATTGTTTACGTTTGCGCAATAACTATTTTTCGGGAATTTCTGGGGCCGTGCGCGCCGCCGTCCCGCACTAGGCGGGCGTCGGGCCGTCCCGCCGTGGGAACGGCCCGCAGACGCCGCCTCTGCGCCCCTGGCGCTACGCCTTGATTGCCGCCCGTATGCGCTTGCGCGCCTCCCTGGGCTCGACGCGCTCGGGCGCATCCTGGCTGTTGTCGCGCACCCAGTGGATGAGCGTCCAGGTGCCCTGCTCCTCGTCCAGGCCGTCGCGGTAGGCGCAGTCCCGTTGGCCGTCGCCGTACGCGAAGTGGGCGTACACGCCACCCATCGTGACGGCCCTGAGCGCCCTGTCGACATCCTTGCCGCTCGGGCAGTGGCACGTGTCGCTCCGCAGCTCCAGGTTGCCGAAGAAGTCCCGCGCCTCGTAGTTCACCGTGATTGATTCCAGCATGTCTCTCCCCGTTCTCCTCGGTGTGTCGCCGTTACGCCATCATCTCGTAGGCCACGTCGATTGCGTCTTCCTTGTTGTCGCATGGCCTATGGTGTCCCTCGATTACGTTCTCGCCTGTGTTGCGGTCGATGCAGGCTTCCACGTCGTAGCCGCCGCCGTAGGGGTCGTACTTGCCGCTCAGGAGTACCGCGTAGTCACCGTGGAACGCTATCGTCGTGATGGTGCTGAAGCGGTCGCTCTCGTCGTATCGCTTGCCCTTGTACATCTCGGCGATTTGCTTCTTGGTCATCATCTCGGGCCTCCCTGCCGTCCGTCTTTCCCCTACATGCTTATTATATCACAATGTTAACGTTTGCAAGCGAGAATCAGAAAATAGCTCGGGAATTTTTCACCATCCGCGCCGCTCCATCTTGTCGGCCTTGAGCGCGTCGACCAGCTCGCACATGTCGGGCAACCTCAGAAGCAGCTCCTCAAGCGGCTCGTCGGCGGTGCCCAGCTCGGTGCTCGCGTGGCTGTTTGCGACATACGCTACTTCCGTCGACGGCTTGCCAGCGATGAACACTGGACACCACCATACCCAATGGCCTGGAGGGCAGGCCCGCTGGAGGGCGTCGTTCACGTCGAAGATGCTCATTCCCACACCCCCGCGTACTCCTCGGCCGCGCGCTCGCACAGCTGTCCGAACTCCGCCGCGCTCATGAACCCCGCCGCCATGTCGTCGGCGATGCATTCCAGCTTCTCGCGGAACAGCGGCGTGCTGCCGTGGCCCTCGTGCCACGTCGGCGGCTGCGGCGGTCGGAAGTACCCGTACACGCAGCGCGTGCCGTTCCGCGTCGGGTCGTACGTGTCGTGGCACACGCCGTCGATGACGGCCGTGGTGTGCGTGCTCACGTTGACCACCAGCGGACCGCTCGGCAGCTCCTCGGCCCGCAGGTGCACCTTGCACCCCTGCCCTATCTGCATCGTCGGCACCCACTCCCAGCCGTACTCGGCCATGAGCTTGCGGATTGTGCCCTTGTACACGCCGTCGCGCGCGCTGCTCCTGCCGCGCTTGCGCTTGCCCGTGCGCTCGGACTTCGCCAGCCTGTTGATGTCGTCGTAGACCTGCTTGTAGTCCCTGCCCGTCGCGATTGCCACCGCTCGGCACACGCAGTCGCCCACGTGCTCGGCCTTGAAGTAGCGGCTCCTGCCGCCATCGTCGTACACCCACTCCATGCTAGGCCACCTCCCCGCTCGCCAGGTACACGTTCGTGACCTTGTTGTACCCGAACACGTGGTCGACCTCGTACTCGTCCCACTCGTGCGTATCGCGCACCCTGACGGCTCCCGTCACCTGCTCGCCGTCCAGGAACACCTTGACGAGCATGTTCCACGTGAAGTTTGCCTTCCTCGACCTACCCCATGTGGTGCCGTTTCCCTTGCCAATCGGTATCCTCGCAGCCATTTCCGTTCTCCTCTCCAATGTCTCCTCGGCGCGGGGGATTGCCCGCCCCCGCCTCGGGTCGGTGCCCGTTACCTGACCGCTTCCTCCATCGCGCGGTCGATTGCGTCGAAGTACTTGAGGTCGTTTTCGAGGTTCTGCCGCAAGGCTTGGAGGTGGCGGATGATGCTCATGCTCGTCGTGTAGCCCATCGTCCCGTCGTGCACGGCGCTCATCGCCGTGATTTCGTCGCGAATCTCGCGGATGTGGCTCTCGGTGGCCTCGCGCGTCGCGTAGGTCGGGCTGTAGTTGAAGTTCCTCATCGCTCTCTCCTTCGTCCTCGGCTTTGCCTTACATGTCCTATTATACGCTATGGTTAACGTTTGTCAATAGTAAATTTTAAGGCGGTTTGCGGCCCTGATTTCCAGCGGGCGGGCGCAGGGGCGTCCCGTACTCGGAGCGCCCCGCAGAAGCGGTCTCAGCGGCTCAGGCGGTCGTAAAGCTCCTGGGACTCGTAGCGGTCATGAACCGCCACGGCCCCGTGCCACGGGTGGCCCGTCAGCTCCTCGCACATGCGGCTGAATCGGCTGTCGCTCGTGCCCGCGTAGCTGCCTCCCATCATCGGGCCGACGCCCTCGCCGCCGTTGCGCGGCCGCAGGTACACGATGCCGAACGGCCCTCGGATGAGGTCGAACAGGGCGGGGTCGTCCTCATCGACCTCCCAGCACCCCTCTGGGCACGCGACGTACAGGCCGTCGTGCTCCTCCGTCCAGCCGCCGTTCGCGCAGCGGCGCGTGCGCTCGTTGCTGTACACCGCCAGGTCCAGTGCCTTCACCTTCGCCATGATTCCTCTCCTCTCTCCTCGGCTTACCATAACGGCCTGTGCTCAATGCCGAGCGCGTCGAGTACGCGGGCGATTCCAAGCGCCTCGTTCGAGTACATCTCCGCGCCGCGCTCGTCGCCGCCGTCCAGCATCGCCTCCTCGCCTGCCAAAGCTACGTCGAGAACCCTCAGCGCCTTGGCTACCTGCTCGGGCGTCACCACCATGTCGTGACGGTCCTTGCACTCGACGACTGGGCACCCGCGCCGACGAAGCGCCTCGACCTCGTGGACCTTCGCTGGATTGATTGCGATGAAGTCGCACTCGCCATACTCGGCCTCGACCTGCTCGCGGTTCTCGGCGACCGCGATGTTGGTGCAGCACACGCCATCGGCGTCCCTGCGGTAGCTAACGATGAACATTGCCATTTTCCTCTCCTGTCTCCTCGGTTTTGTGCGGGTCTTGGCCCGCCCGCGCTCGGGCGTTCCGCCTAGTCACCGTAGGCCGTCTCGCAATCGTCGTAGACCTTGTAGCCGTTGTACTCGAACCCCGCCGCGAGTTCCGCCGCATATGCGAGCGCCCTCGCGAACGACGCCGTCTCGTCCGCTGTCACGGTTCCGATTGCCGCCCAGTTGACCTGCATGACCTTGCGGCGCTTCCACGGCTTCTCCGCCGTCGTGTCGTTCGGGTCCTCGCTGAAGTGGAACTCGATGCGGTTGTACCCGTTGAACTCGCCGTTCGTCAGCTCCGCCAGGTTCGAGCACATCCGCTCGTACGCCTCGTTGAACTCTGTCCAGTAAACCCGCTTCGCCTCGTTGGTGGTCATTTCCCTCTCCTGTCTCCTCGGTATCGGCTTTCCAGGCCTCGGGGCCAGGGCCGCTGCCATTGCCAACCCCGATGTGGTTCTCGCCGTTCCCTTCCTTACATGTATTATTATAGCGCATTGTTTAGCGTTGTGCAATAGGAAACTTTGAAAACTTTCGGGCAAAAAGGGAGAGCCGCCAGCGTTCCCGCACTGGCGGCTCCGAGAGAGGAATGTCGGTATGGCCCCGACGGCTACATGGTACGCGGCGCGTCACGCGCCCGTCATCGGCGGAGCATGTCGTTGAACACCCGCTCGTAATGGCCCCTGTTCGCCTGTATCGGCCCCGTGAGGTACGGCGTCCTGTCGTGCACGTACATCGCGTACTCCACGTTCGTGCCCACGACGACGGCCTTCCCGTCGGAGTCGAGCGCGTGCGTGATGCTGTTGCGCAGGCGTCCCGTGTCGACGGGCGTCACCTCCTTGCAGTCGCCCTCGGCCTCCAGGCCGATTGCCTCCAGAGCGCGCGCCATCGCCGTGTCGAGTTCCGATATGACATCGTTGGTATGGTCGGCCAGCACCTCGATTCCAGCGACGTCGCCGTCGGTCAGGCCCTGAACCTCGTAGTCGGACAGCCCAGCCTCCCGCATGAGACGCTTCCCGCCTTCCGATATGTCGCCGCGCGGGACGGCTGTGAACCCCTTCGGTGGCTTATCCATTCGGATGCGCCTCCGCCCACAGGTCGCGGCTCGGCTCCGCTGGCGGCTCCTCGCCCATCGCGACGACTGGTCCCACGAGCTTTCCGTTTCGGTACGCGTACAGGTAGCCCGTCTCGGGGTCTCTCAGGAACTCTGTCATTCTGGCCTCCTTATGATTAGCTTCGTGCGGTTGAGGACGACGGTGTAGCTGCCAGACGCGCCGTGCCCGACGGCGTTGATTGCATCGTAGCCCCTAGCTGCGGCGAAAGCGCCTATATCCATATCGACTGGAATCGCGACGCCAGTGTACTGGCTAGTCGCCGATATGCTGAAGATTCTATCGATTGCACTCTGCGGAAGCTCCTCGAACGCCTTGGCCATAGTCGCTGGCGACAGCTGCGTGCCTCCAATCATGCCGTATAGGTAATCCTCTGCGATGGCCTGCTGCGCATCGGTGAGTCCCCATGACTTTATGTCGGCGAACTCAGTTGCGCTCCTTCTCTGTTCGGCGAAGAACGCCGACTTCTCGCGCGTTATGTCATCGAACGAGATGACCTTCGCGCTCGGGTCGAGCGTCATGGTCTCGACGTAGCTGTGGCCGTCGAGCATCTGGTGAACGTCCTCATGGACTCCGCTCTCAAGCAACGACAGGCGCTTCTCCTCGCCGAGGTGCTCCACAGCCTTGCCTACGTCGGCCCACGCCACGTTACCAGTATGCGACTCGAACTTGAGGTAGGTGAACGCCGCGTCCCTGTCAGCTTCGGCCACGTTCTCGCCCACCCACTTGCGCAGGAACGCCTCCTTGCCCTCGTCAGATAGCGGCTGGGCGCCGAGCCTGCCCTGGTTGAGCGTCGTGTAGTGACGCATCTCCCTCTGCATGTCCGCCGTGACCTTGCCAGTGTAGTCGGCGGCTGCGTACATGCCCTGGCCGTACTGGGAACCTCCCGTGGAGCAGTCGACGTACCACTTGCCGTCGTAGAGCATGTCGCGGTAGGCGTCGAGCGTCGCCTGGTCTGGCGCGGAGTAGGAACGCTGCATCACGAGGCCGTCGCCGTTGTTCGCAGCCTTCACGGCGCGGTCGAACTCGTCGGCGTCCACGATTCGCGGCTTGCCGTCGAAGCCCTGGGCGTTCATCACGTCCTCGATTTCGAAGTCGAACTCATCTGACCTGCGCTGCCATGTGGCGAGTATGTCCGAGCCGTCGACAACGCCCGCGAAGCTTCCAACCTGCGTCTCTACGGCGGCTCCTGCCGTGTTCTGCGGCATCCACCCTGGCGCCTGTATCGTCCACGGGTTCTCGTAGCTCTCGGCTCGGCTAACGGCCTTCGCGTCCACCCACTCGTCGTACGTCATGTCCTCTGGCAACCTCGCCCAGCGCTCGCCCTGGCGGTCCTCGTAGCCCTTCACGCGGGCGCGCAGCGTGCATCGGCAGTTGGCGACGTCCGCCGTCGCCCCCGACGGGTCGCCTGGGTACATCAGGTGCCCGAACCTCGTCTCGAACGGCTCGTCTGGGTCGGCCTGCTGGCCGTCGAGCGCCCTGTGGCTGTCGCGTGTACGCCCGTCGTGCGCGGCAATCCATTCCTTGACCACTGGGATGCCGAGACGAGCCGCGCGCTCGTAGCTGCCCAGCCGCCCCGCGTTCTCCGCGCTCGTGCACGCCGTCCTCGCCGCCCTGTACGCCGCGCTGCGGTTCTGCCCGAACACGGACTCGGTGCGCTTCACGATGTCGGGTATGGACTCGCCCTGGAGGATGCCCTGGGTGATGGCGCTCGTGAATTTCTGGCGGTTCCAGCGTATGTCCCTGGCGTAGTCAACCCTGCGCCCGTGGATTTCGGCGAGGCGCTTGCGCACCTCCTGCATGCCCTCGCGGCCCTCCTGCGCCTGGAACCACACCGTCTCGCGGATTAGCTGCTGCGGGTCAGCGCCCTCGGTCCTGATTGCCATGAGGTGCCTGACGGTGTCCTCGTCGACCAGCGCGAAGCGCGTGTCGCGGCCTATGATGCCGTCTATCTCGTACGCGGCCCTGTTCGCGTTGCCAGCCGCCACCCTCGGGATTCGGTCGTTCACCATGTCGGCCGCGCGCACGTTCGCATCGTGCGCCGCCTGGGCCAGCTGGTCGATTAGAGCGCCCCTGTTCTGCTGCTGGGCTATCTGCCCCCGCAGCCACCGCTCGTGGGCCTCCCGCGCCGCCTCCGTGGCGTCCAGCGCCCTCTCGCGGGCCTCGCGCTCGCGCGCGAACCGCTCCAGCGCCTTCGCCTGCTTGCCGCGCATCTCGCGCGCGGCCTGCTCGTACTCGCGGCCTATCTGCCGCTCCAGCGATTCGAGCTGCGACTGGGTCCATCTGCGCGCGTCATCGGATGCCGCCATGCTTCCTCTTCCATGCCTCGTGCGCCGTGAACAGCGCGTAGCTCGCCGACTGGCACATGTACGCCCGCGCCTCCTCGTCGTCGATTCCGAGCGCCCTGGTGACCGCCTCGGCCACGTGCACGGCCTCGTGCGCCAGCAGCGAGGCCTCGGCGTGCCACGTCGAGTCGGCCTCCATCAGAACGACGGCGCGGAACTCGCCGCCGCCGTCCCAGCCGCACCACGTCTGGGCGTCGGCCTCCTGGTAGTCCACGGCCCATCCTAGCTTCCCGAGCAGCTTCTCGCACTTCGCTCGGCTGTGGAACAGGTGCAGCGTCGGCGTGCACATGCTCAGGTCCATCTCGCAGCGCATGACGGCCCCCTAGCGCGCCGAGGGCATGCCGCCGACGACCAGCGAGCGCGCCGTCGCCTCGTCCAGCCCCGTCATGAGCACGACCAGCTCGACGGCCTGCGCCTCCGTCACCTCGCCGTTCGCGAGCCTGTTCGATATGTCGACTATGCGGCCCGTCTGGGCGCTGTTGAGCGCGCCATCGCCGTCATCGCCAGCGTCGGCGGTCTGCTGTCCCTGCCCGCCGTTTCCAGCGCCGAAGCGGCCCATGTCCTCGCCGTCCATCGCGGCCAGGATAGCCGCCACCTCGTCGGGGCGGATGTTCGGAAGCTTGCGCAGGATTGTGGCCGTGTCGAGCCACTGGGCCTCCTGCACGACCATCTCGACCTGCTCCTTCTGGTTGCTGATTCGGTTGCGCTGGAATATCGGCTCGTCGTCGAAGCCAGCGAGGCGCACGAGCTGGCGCACGCACTCCGCCACCCAGTACTCGAAGTCGGCCGCGTTCTCGTCCATCGGCTGGTATGCCGCATCTATGTGGTCGTTCGTCGCCCCCGCCGCGACCGCGTGCACGTCCAGCGCCCCGAAGTCCTCGTATATTCCGTTGCGAAGCTCGTCGAGCAGCGCCTGCCGCGCCGCGTACGGTATCTCCTGCGTGTGCTGCGTCGCCTTCGCGCCGTCGGTGCCGTCGACCTTCGCGATGTGCTCCAGGCGCAGGCGGTCGCGGAACTCGGCGAGGTCGGCGTCGGTCATGCCCATCGCGTTCTCGACAATCCAGTACGCCGTGGCGCAGTCCTGGAGGTCGTTGGCGAAGCCGCTCTTGACGAGGTCGTATGCGTCGATGTGCGCGCGGAGGCCGACCAGCGTGCTCTGCTTCAATCGGCTCGCCCACATGGGCACGATGGGCAGGCGCCCGTAGTTCTCCTCGCCTATCACCCGCGTCTCGTCGTCCGCTGGCACGTAAGCCGTCTCCGTGAGGTACGCCTGGACGACCTCGGCCCCCGTGTCGTCCCCGTCACGGTCGAGCGGCCTCAGCTCGCCCTCCTCGGCCCGCCACTCGCTGAACCCGTCCTCGGTGTAGAGCGTGGCGCTCAGCGGCCGCGTGGCGTCCATCTGCCAGAAGCGTATGCCCGCCCTGAGCTCGCCCGTGCGCTCGTCGTAGAGCGGGACGAACTCGGTCAGCTCGAAGCTGTGAACCCTGTCCTTGTTCCAGAACACGAACGCGACGCCGTGGATGCAGGCGTGGTACGCGGCCTCCGCCACCTTGCGGTCGAAGCCCTCGCCCATCGCCTTCTTCACCTCGTCCCCGCCGTCCTGCGCCTCGTCGGGCTGCACGAACGAGATGCCGTTGCCGAGGCTGTACTGCACCCGCTGCGTGTTCAGGCGGTTGAAGAAGTTGGACGCCAGCTTGTTGTTGGCTGCGGTGAGGTCCTCGCTCCTGACCGCCGTGGCGTGGCGCTCGCCGCTGTCCTGGTCGACCGTAACGCGCATGGAGTACAGCATGCGGGCGTACTCGTTGATGGTGACGTTCTCTTGGCGGTCGTACTTGTCGGCTACGAGCGCCAGCTTGTAGGCGTCGCTGCTCTTGTGCGCCGCGATGGCGGATTGGATGAACTCGGCCCTGTCTGGGGCCTCCTCGAAGTCCTGGTAGGTGTACGTGGTGACCATGCGGCCCCTTCCCTTTTCGGTTGATGGAAAGATTATCCGCCGCGCGTCACATGCCGACTGGGGTGTACGAGCCGCCGCCGACCCGCGCGCGCTGCACGAGGCTCGCGAGGCTGTCGGGCGCATCGTCGTGCTCTGCATCCTCGGTGTAGTCGCATATCTGGTCGATGTACGCTTGGTCGGTGCCCTCGACGAAGACGATGTCGGGCCACGCGCCCTTCAGGTACGTGACGATTTTCACGTGCTTGTTCAGCTTCTCGTCGTACGGGGCGACGCGCACGCCCAGCTCCTTGAACTCGCGGGCGGAATAGCCCTTGTCGGCGTTCTTCTCCAAGTACATGCGCCCGAGCTTCAGGCGCTTGTAGTCGGCTGCTATCAGCGGCTCCACGTCCTGCACGTGCTTGCGCCACATGCGCCCGTACACGTAGAGCTTGCCGCCGTGCCTGTTCATGACGGAGAACGCGGTGAAGTCCTCGCCGTAGTAGGCAGCATCGACCTGGCACTCGCCCTGCTCCACGAGGTGCGGGTCGGCTCCCGTCTGGGGATTGACGAAGATAACGTCGTCGCTCGGGATGTGCCTCAGCTCGTAGTTCGCCGCGAACAGCGATGGCGTCGTGCGCTGCCGAAGGTCGTTGACCTCGTCTTCCGATATTACGTCGGGCATCGAGCGCCAGTCCCATTTCTCGGCCTCTGGCATCACCGAGAACGCGTCGTCGACATGCCACGGCGTGCCCGTGTTGATTATGCGGCCTCCTCGGTTCTTGAGGTTCTGAAGCTCGCGGTATATGTCCTTGATTCTCTCTCGCTCGGCGCGGCTCTTGCGGTCTTTCAAGTTCACGATGTCGTCGGTGAAGATGATGTCGTAGTGCTGTCCCGTAAGCGACCCGCTCGTACCCGCCGCCTTGAGCTGCGCGCTGCCGCGCGGGTCGTTCGTGAGGTTGGTGGTCAGCTCCGTCTGGTTGTCCGTGAGCAGGCGAACGGGAGCGCCCCATATGACCTCTGACACCGCCATCGCCCGCTCGGATTCGAGCATCTTGCGCACCTGCGCGATTACCTCCTTGGTGTCCGCGTCCGTCTTGCGCATGAACGCGACGCGCAAATTCGGGTAGAGCATCAGGATTAGCGCGAGGGCCACCGACACGTCGGTCGTCTTGTAGCTGCCTCGGAACGCCTGCAACGTCCAGTCGCCCGACCCGAACACCATGCGCTTGAGCCATGCGTCGTGCACTGGCCCCAGCTTCGTGAAGCCCATCATGTGCCCGAACCTCACGGGGCTTGCCTTGAGCGCCGCTATGACGCCAGCTCGCGTGGCGGTCATGGCGCTACCGCCTCAGATTGCAGCAGTCGTCGGGGTTTCGGTTGAACCTCTCCTTGAAGTACCTGTAGTGCTTCGGCACGTCCTCGCACACGCTCATCTCTGGGAACTCGAAGCCGCCGAGGAGCATCACCTTGTCGTGCAGCGGGAGGTGCCTGTACTGCCCCACCCTTACCTGATGGCGCGGGAACGGCCTGCCCAGCCATTTCTCAATCCAGTGATTGACGCGCAGGAACTCCACGAGGCACTTGTCGACCTTGACGGCGTTCAGGCGCTCCAGGTCGATTAGCTCGGGGATATAGGGGCTTACACGTATGGACACGTCGAACCCCGCCTCAGAAAGCCTTTCAGCAGCCTCTATGCGCTTGCTCGGAGGCGTTGCCTTCTCCTTGAGGAAGTTCGGCTCGTCGGAAGTGCTCGTGACCGTCACCTGGATGTGCGCGAGTTCGGGGTCGAGCGCGTCCATGTAGTCAGGAGCCGCGACGAGGTCGGACTTGGTCACGATTAGGTAGCCGACGCGCTTGCGGTTGAGCGCCTGGATGGCTTTCTTGGTTGCGCCCGCGAACCGCTCCATGGGCATGAAGCAGTCGGTCATCCCGCCGAGGCGCACCACGTCCCCAGGGAGTAGCCCGTCCACGACGCTTTGGATGTAGTCGCCGCTCGCCACCTTCGGCATGCGCGGGTTCCACAGCCCCCTGAAGTCGAGCAGCGACTTGGCGTAGCAGTACGCGCAGTCGTGCTGGCAACCGCAGCCGTAGGTGTCCAGCCGCGTCGGGTAGAGGCACAGGTCGCCCTCCGAGCCGCCGACGGTCTTGTACCCGCCTTCCCTAGCCCAGCTCTTCATCGGATAGTAGCCTCTCGACGTCGGCCCGCGCCTCGTCGCTGATTGCGAGCGTCGTCTGCTCGATGCGGTCGGTCTGCCCGAGCCAGTTCTTGCCGAGGAATATCGCCATCGCGGGCGACTTCTGCGCGAGCTTGAACTGGGTGGCGCGCAGCGACGCCTTGCCGCCCTCCCTGAGCCTAGCGAAAACCACCGCAAAAGTCTGCTTGTACGTCCGCTTGCACCAGCGTTGCACGGTGTCCTCTGAGCATGAGAACCATCCCGCTATCTCAGGGAGCGTGCACTGCATCTTGCACAGCTTCTCGAACTGCCCCTGGTCTATCTCGACCTTGGGCCTTCCCGTCCTAGCCATCTAGAGCACCTTCTTCACGAGCCGCGCCTTCGAGTAGCCGTCGCTGCCCTCCGTCATCATGCGGAGGAAGTCTTCGCGGCTGAAGTCGCTGAGCCTGAACACTTCCTCTGGCTTCATGCCGAGCTGCTTGCATATCTCCTTGGTGGTCTTGCCCTCGTCAATGAGCTGCTTGACTATCGCCTTCATCGGTTCCAGGAGGTGAACGCCGCGCGCCCTGTTGTGCGTGACGGTGCCGTACATGTCCTCGGCCCTGTCCTCGTGCTCCACGATTACTATGGGCACCTTGCCGCCCAGCTTGGATTTCAGCGGCTCCCTGCCAGCCACCGTCCAGCGGTGGAATCCGTCGATTATCGTCATGTCGGGCCGCACCACTATGGGCATCGTCCAGCCGTTGGTCAGTATCGACTGCACCAGCAGCTCCAGGTTCTGCTCGCTCACGACGTTCGGGTTATAGTCGTTCGGAACGAGCGAGTCCCTATCCACGAACTCGACGTTCCTAAGCGGTTTCAGCAAATCATCCATTCTCGTTCTCCGCAATCAGCTTCCCGTTGAGTCTCATCCATATCGCCCTGCCGTCACGGCGCTTCGGGTCTCCCGCTAGGCACATCTCGTAGAGCTTCCTGTAATCGTCATCGCTCATAATCGTCCCGAACTGCGCGATTAACGTCTTGGCCTCCTTGTAGGCCATCTTCGTCGCCTTGTTCTCGAACCGCCATTTCTCCTTCATGAGCTGGCGCAGCTTCTCCCTGTAGTCGGTCTCGCCGTCATCGCCGACGGGCTTCTGCCCGTCCTTCTTGGAACGGCGGAACATCTCGGTGTCGTAGTAGAGCATGGCGAGGTAGGCGTTCGGCTCCCTCTTGCATATCTTGTCAAAAAGACCTGGATAGTACTCGCACATCTTCACCAGGGAGCCTATCGTGTCGATGCTGAAGAACTGCGAGATGCGCATGCGGCCCTTCGACGTGCCGCACTGGTACATGTAGAGGTAGGCTTCTGGCAGGTCCAGGCCGCGCTCCATGATGTAGCGCCACACGTCCTTGTCCGCCCAGTCGTAGATGGGCCACACCGACGCCTCGCTCTTCGATGACGCGATGTAGCCCCTGCGCTGCACGGACTCGTTCATCCTCACGCCCGTCATGACGACGGCCCCGCGCGTCTTCTTCTTCATCCATTCCTGGTACGTGTCGTGCCTCTCGTCGAGGAACGGGTCGTGCCTCACCGCGAACTTGGGCGGACGCCTAATCCACACGTCCTCCTTCGTCTCGTCCCAGCAGATGAACGATTCGTCGTTCGTCAGGGCGTTGAGGCAGTTGAAGTGCCTCACCTGCACGCAGTACCAGTTGAACTCGACCCCTATCGAGAGCCACTGCGCGCGCATGCCCTTCACGACGCGCTCTATGCACGGGTAGATGGCCTCCTCGTCGACGAACTCGACCGACAGCTTGGACTTGTCGACGCGCCCGCTGCGGCAGAGGTCGAAGACTATGTCGTTGAGGCAAATCGAGTCCTTCCCGCCGCTTACCGACAGGAATATCCTGCCCGCGCTCGCGAAGCAGTTCTCGACGCGCTTCCTGGCCATCGTGACCACGTCGCGCTTGCCCTCCCATGACCTAATCAACGTAGATTACCTCCCCGCAGGACGGGCACACGACGCTCTTCCTCGTGTCGACCTTCACCGTGGGGGCGCCTCGTTCCACTGTCTTCAGCTCGAAGCCCTCGCCCTGCGGCTGCGCATCATGCTGCTCTTGCCGTGCTGGCGGCTCGGGCGGCGTGTAGGTTGTCAGCCGCTCGTCGGTGACGGTGCCGTAGGATTCCAGCTCATCCTCTATGTCGTCGAGGCCGAACGTCATGGCCTCTAGCGCCTCCACCTCGAAGCCCGCGATATCCATGTCGCCGTCCATGGTGATGTCGGACACGAGCTGGATTATCGCGTCGTAGTCGTCGGCTCCCAGGTTGTAGGTCTGGTTGTCGGCGAGGACGAGCTTCTTCTTCTCCTTGTCGGAAAGGCCCTCTATGACGTAGCACTGGGCCGTATCCCAGCCTAGCTGCTGGAGCGCCCTGTAGAGGCCGTTGCCGACGAGGATTCTGCCTTCCTCGTCGCAGACGATGGCGCGGGTCTGCCCGAAAGCCTCGACGCTGCGGGCGATTTCGTGGACCTGCCTCGCCGAGTGCTTGCGGACGTTGTTCTCGAACTCCGTCAAATCGGAGAGCTTCATGTCGGTGAGTTCCATGGCGTTACGCTCCTATCGAATCGAGGTACCTGCGGGCCGATGTGAGGCGGGATGCCGCAGCTTCGGGTATGGACGGGTCTATCTGCATAATTTCATCCCAGACGGCGCTCTCTGGCCGTCCCATAGCGGGCCTCTCCGTCCACTCGCCCATAGCGACCGAGCCGTAGAGGAAGCCGTTGGGCCATGAATAGAACGGCGGCAGCTCCAGCCCGTTGTAGCGGATGTACGCAAGCAGCTCCTCATGCGTCCAGTCGGCGAGCGGCGAGAAGGAGTCGCACGCGCCCTTTCGGGCAACGTAGGCGTCCTCCGCCCTTCCGCACTGGTTGCCGTCCTTCTTTCTCCTGCCGAGGATTAGCACGTCGTAGCCGTCACCCTCCATGTCGGCGCGCTGGCGCTTCCACTTCTCGGCCATCCACTTCTGCCTCGTGTTGCCCTGGCAGAACAGGTAGTCGGGATGCTCCTCCAGGAACTCCAAGTCGAACTTCCCGATGACCGATTCCCTCAAGCCGTCTGGCCTGTTCGCCTCAATCCACGCCTCCATGGCGGGGTAATCGTTGACGCCGCGCCACATGAACGGGTCGTGTCCGAACCCGAACCTCGCCAGAAGGTGTTCGAGCACGATGCTGTCCTTGCCCGCGCACCATCCGCTCGCAGGCTTCCTGTAGCCGCGCAGGACGGACGCAATCCTATCAGCCGTGGCTTCGGCTAATTCGTCGCATCGCTCGCGGGAGACGGCGCTACAGCACGTCTCGTAGGCGCTCAGCCACTCGTCGTTGGACGCTATGCCCTGCTTCCTACCGAGCATCCGCGCCCCCGCGAACGGCCTGCACTGCGACGTAAACGAGAATCGCCGCAGCCACGACGAGGCTCAGCACGCCAGCTATCGAAGCCGCCGTGATTTGGCCGAGCGCGGAGAACAGGACTATCAGCGCAGCAGAAGCTGCCGTCACCCCCAGGACGACGCCCTTCTTCCCGACCGCGCAGAGCGGCAGCATGAGGAGGCCGACGGCGAACGCGAAGCGGATTACGCCGAACGACGACCACAGCTGAATCATGCCCATGTTCACGAACAGCCCCCAGAACAGGCAGATGAACAGCGCAGCCGCCGTGCCTATCTTCTTGTTCCCAAGCTCATGCAGCGCGACGGCGATGCTGTCGATTGTCGACGTGGCGACGCAGAGCACCGCCACAAGGAGCACGGCGTTCATGAGCGGGTTGAACTGGAACACGGCCATGCCGAGGACTTCGAGCATGTAGAGGCCGAACAGCGCGGCTCCGAGGTAATACCCCTTGCGGCTCGAATCGCTCTCGGCCCGCTGCCAGTGCTGGATGTCGCCTATAGGCCCCGCGAACAGGATGAGGCCGCTCCACACGCCCCAGAGGACGTTCGACCCCGACGTTTCCGCGAAGGTCTGCAACGGGGCGTGCTGTACGACGCCTATCCCGATGATGACCAGAATCGAGGCTATGGCGATGCCCCACTGGGCAACGTCCGTCTTGATGGACGTGGGGAGGCCGCGCTTGAACACGATGAGCGTGAAGAAGAACCCGATGCCCGTCGTGAGCGCATATGAGACGGTCGGGTTCCCCGTCAGCAGGAGTATCTGCTGGTTGATGAAGTTCATCTGCACCAGCAGGCAGAACAGCTGGATGATGAGCGCGATGACCTTGACCTCCTTGCGGTCGAACGCCTCGCGCGTAATCTTGCCGTGGTTGAACAGCCATGCGAACAGCGCCAGCGTGAGCGCGTTGCAGACCGCCCATATCACCCATGCGACGAGGCCGCGCTGCTGCGCGATTTGCTGGCCCATGATGAGGCTCGTCCCCCATGCCCAGCTCGCCGCGCTTGAGAAGCCTATCTTGAAAAAATCCCATTTTTGAGCCTGTTTTGAGCCTGTTTCCGTCGATTTCAGCTCTATTTCGGACGTTTTATCCACTTTTTGCCCTCCTTTTCAGGTGAATTCCGTGAAATTATCCCCACGGCGTCACATGACGCCGCCTCACGCGCACTTGCGCGATATGTACCCAACGTATGCGTCTGTGATTTCCCTTGCCGTCATCTGTCGTCTGGTCGCCCTCCATACGAACTCGCCGCCCACGAACACCTCGCGCACCTGGCAGTCCGCCAGCCGCACGTCCTGGCTCGGGTCGGCCACATCATGCTCGACCACGGCTGCGACGGCCTTCTTGCCTCCGCGCCACACGTCGCGCACGAACCGCTCCAGCGCCAACATCTGCCCGAGCGGCACGGCCTTGTCGCCGCGCTTCACCTCGAACAGCAGCCACGCGCGGTCCTTCCACTCGATGGCCGCGTCGAAGTCGGTCGGCCACAGCCTCGGCCCGAGGTCCATGCCCTCGAAGCTGACCAACTGCTTGGCCCGCTCCCTGCTCTGTATCGGCTGGAAGGTCACTAGCGGTCCCTCGGCATCATCACGCGGTACTTGCCGTCGACCCAGCCGACCACGCGGCCGCCGCGACCGAGCAGCCGCTCCAGCCGCTCGGCGTCGTGGTCCGAACATAGCAGCACGACGCGCCCGTCCCAAGGTGCGCCGTGCCGTCTCTCTGCGTTGAATCTCTCCATGCGGACATTGTCGCAGGGGCGTCACATTGAAAAGGCGCTCCCGAATGAGCGCCCTGGTCATGATGTCTTTTTACCGTGATTACCGTGTTCCGTCCATGTACTCGCCAATCATGTCCTCAAGCAACGTCATCGCCTTGCCATCGTACTTGCCGCCGTGATAGCTCAGCAGCTCCGTGAAAAGCTCGCCGATACTCTCGTATGTCAGGCACGCCTCGGTGATGCATTCCTCCAGGCTCCCCGCCTCCTCGTCGCGGACCTTCTCCATCACACGTTCAATCATGTTCGTCATCTCTCTCCTCCGTCTCCTCGGTTTCGTTTTCGGCGCTTACGCCATACACCCCTCGATGAACTCGACCACCTTGTCGAGGCTCGCGAACCCGTAATTCTCGAACGCCACCTCTCCGCACCTCATGGCCTGCTCGTCGCTCTCGTCGAACGCCTGGTAGCCCCAGTATCCATCTCCGAGTTCTGGCGGGCATATAACGACGGCCAACTCGCCCCACCGCTTCGTCATGCATCCGCTGTAGCCTTCGTCTGCCTTCCATCCCGTAGCCTCCAGGATTGCTCTCTCGGCGTTGCTCATCGTTCTCTCCCTGTCTCCTCGGCTCCTCGGTTTCCCTTACGTGTTATATTATACGCGCTTGTTTATGTTTTGTAAATAGGAAACTTGGAAATATTTTTGGCAAAAGGAAAGGCCCCGAAGGGCCTCTGCTACAGCGCCATTACGGCCTCCACAATCGCGTCGACGTGCGCCCTGTCCCAGCCGTCGTTCCACGCCTTCATAAGCCGTTGGTGCCGCCTGTTCGCCGCGTCGCCGATTCCGCACGGCTCCGATTCCAGCAGGGCCAGCATCCTCGCATCCGCAACGCACGCCCTCGGCGCGCCCGCCCTGAAGCTCTCACGCCCCCACTGGCGCGCGTCCCTCAGCTCAGCACCC